GTACAAACTCTGTACCGTCTGCAAATCCAATGCCGTTCATTTGTGCAACGTTGGCTACAGCTAAAGCCCCTGTAGCAATTGATAATGGTATATTAAGCGGGGGCGGGGTTGCCAATGCTTTCTGTACTGCAACAAAGCCATCAATTGTAGCCGTTGCAGTTGCAAACGCCTTGTTTTCACCGAATATTTTACTAAAAGCACTTATAGTATTATTAGCTATAGATTGATAAGTATTTAAGTTTCTCGCTTTCTGCTGTTTAGCAAGCTTATCATCAAGGTCATCAAATTTTTGCCGTATTTCGCTACGTCTATTTGTCTCTCTTTCGTCAATAGCTGTCAATGTAGATTCTAAAATTTCCTTATCTTGAATCTTTAACTCGGCCTGAGTCTTAAGTTCGGCCGTCTCTTCCTGCAATTGAGCTACTGCAAGAGATCGACCCTCTAAGCTCTCGGTGGCGAATTGACCAGAAAGTTCTTTTAAAAATTGCAACTGGGTAAATTCATCATTTAAGGCTTTAATATAATCGTTTTCAACCTTTGTTAATTCGACAATTTTGGCTATCTCTTCGCTAGTTTGACCAGATGTAACTTTTTTAACCGCACTGTCACTATCAGGTGTCGGCTTTTCAGTCTCTTTTTTATTCTTTGCAACCTCTCTATACTTTACAGACAATCTCTCAAGCTCTTCAGTTTGTTCTTTTATCTTTAGATTGAGGACTTCAATTGATTTTGATCTATAGACCGAAGGATTCAAGGCTTTTATTTTCTGCAATTGTTGCTGTGTGTTTGTTAAAATAACCGCTTGTTGCTGAAGTGTCCTGTTTTTAGCCGCATAAGCATCTCTCACCTTGCTTTCGTTTTCCTGCAATTGATTGTACACCCCAATCAATCCAGCTAGTTTTATATATCCATCAGCCGTTTTAGATAGTATCGAAAGTAGTGCGCTTGCTGGGGTCTTTAGTGACTTAAGAAACTTAACGCCTTTAGTTGCAAACTCCTGAATGTTGTCTTTATTCTCAATGATTACCTTTGACAGGTCATCCATTGCGGGAATTATCGTATTTCTAAGCACCTCATTAGCTACTGGTAAAAGAGCCTGCCCAAGCTCAACCTTCATATCTTTAAATCTTGATGTTGCTATTCTAGATTGATTTGCAAAAGAGTCTATAGACCTTTCAAAGTCACCTATTGCGTTTTTTGATTGATCGGTTGCAATCCTTATGTTTGCTAAAGCTTTAGCCTGTAATAAACTTACATTTTTTGTTATTTCAATCGACTTAACTAGGTCTTTATACTCTTTAGTGTCTTGACGTATTACAATACCGAGGGCTTTAAGAGACTCAACCTCACCAGTTAGAGCTTTTGTGAGTCTTTCACTGGCGTCAGTGGTAGATAAATTATTAAACGACCCTAAGTCACCTGCTAACTTTTGAGTAGCTATAGATAGCTCTAAGGCTGATTTTTTAGTAAACCCAAAGCCTGTTAAAATGTCAGCGGTATTAGAGAGTAATTTTTGAGATTCTTCATTAGCTAAACCGAACCCTTTTCTTAGGTCGTTCGTAGCTTTTAATGCGTTATCACCAATACCTTTAAATACAACATTAAACTTATTCGCTGTCTCTTCTGCATCTGAACCAGCCTTAACCAACTCTTTACCAAAATCAATAACTTTCTTCGTAGCAAAGCCAAAAGCAACGCCAGCAACGGCACCCTTCAGGCTAAATATAGAGTTTGATATTTTTCTTACACTTGATACGGCCTTAGTTGCGGATCTCTTTAAACTTCTCTCAATGGCATCGCCTGCCTTTTTCGCACCCCGCTCAACATCTTTACCATCGAGCGTTACCTTTAGTCCTACTTCATCAGCCATTAGCCCGCCTCTGCGCTTTTATTTCTTCATACTTACTCAGAACAACACCAAAACGCCTTACATTGACTATGAAGCTGTTCGCTTGATCTAAATAACCGCCGAGTATTGGCATTACATTTTCTTTGTACTTGAAATAGCACTCATAGAAAAGAAATACCTCACTATCAAGGTAGAAATTAATGCAGTTATCTAGCAAATAAAAGCCAGTACCGCCACACCTTGAACAATCTTCTTTTTTACCGCACAAACATACAACTTCTCTGTATATCTCGTCTGTGCCATCTTTTAAAAGCTCTTGGGGCTTGCATCCTTTGCTACAAGAGCAACGAACCCCGGCATGGTACGCCCCAAGAGCTAAGATTTTTTTTCATCAACCGAATTGTTTACTTCATCAATTAAATTCAGAATCTTTCTAATGTCAATATATGGTAAAACATTAACCGCATCTTTTAGAGTGCAATTCGTTACAGCAAATTCAAACTGTCTTTTATGAAGATCTGACATTGTAAGATTCTCATCTATACAAGCCTTAACAATACCCTCATATTCAACCTGTTGAAGTATTGTAAAATTCAAGATATCAAAGGTGAACGAATCACCCTTATAATCTGCGGTCACTGGTGTTACATTTGCCGGGCTTAATGTAATTTTCATATTGTTTTACCTTTTAGTATGTTAACCATGAGAATTCGTCATCGTCATCGCCAACGAGTGAGTAACTTGCTGAAACCATAGCGATATTATCTTGATCTTCATCAGCTGAAGCAATAGGTGTTGCTTTTGGGTAATGCCAGTAGCATGTATTGCCAACCGCTGAACCGAGATAGTATTGTATGATTGATTCATTAATTTGTAGTCTATCGATATAGATATCATAGAATGAGTTAGGTACAAGCTCAAAGCGTACACCATGAACGGGTACACGAGCACCAATAAACATACCCTCAAGGCCCGTCTCACTATTCGCATTTCTACGCTGTGGAGACTCAATAGCCGTGTCAAACGTGGTGCTACCTGATATTACAGGAACAAAAGAACCTATAGTATATCTTGCATTTTTATACAAAGCTGGTTTAACTGGCAAGGCTTGAGATAGGTTTGTAAATACTGCATCTCTACGGTATTGTTCAACACCTGTAACCACTCGTAAAGGACCGATTATTTGACCTGTGTAAGTCGCAAAGTTTGAGTCATCATGAGAAACAGAGCCAACGAAAACAGAGTTATACATTTGAGTTCTCATGTTTCCAAATTCATCAAATTCAATAGATAGTTTTTGGTGGTCAGTAGATAGTGCTGTATATTCATTTCCACCGAGTGTATCGGCACCTGTACCAGTTGCGGCTCCTGCAATATCACCAGTAAGAGCACCCGCACCGAATGCACCTGAAGCATCAGTAGCTAAAATAAACGTATCTGTAGGCTCGGTGTCCTTTGCAACTGTAGCGGTTTCTGAGCTATCAGTAATTATCTCACCCTTAACAAAAGGAGTTGCAATAGCTGAAACAGGAATAGCTCTCATTGCAGATACTTGGTTACCGTTACCAATAATAAGAGGGTGAATGTTAATTGCATCACCTGTTGAGTAATCCCCCGCACCAATCAAACGGAATGAGCAATCAATTACACCCCAACGAATACCAGCTTGTGGAGCTTCGTTTGAGAGAGTAGCCTTTACAATTTCAGGGTCTACATTTTCAGTTTCAAGAGTATTAACTTTACCCTGTTGAATTCCTACGATCAAATCAGTGTTGGATGGCTGGTCATATTCGCACCCATCGCCAGCTGTTTGTATTTTTGCTTTTAGTTGAACAAGTCTATTGCTCAGAGTTGTACACGACATTATGAACGCTCCTGTATTATGTATTTAACTTTGGTTTGTATTGCCAAGCCACCCGCTGGCTTTTGGTTTGCTCTGACTGCCGGAAGAAAAGCTCTTCTTGTTGTATCGATATACCAATCACAAGCCTCATTTGTGCCTGAGATAAGGTAGTCGAAAATTGCATCACGTATTTTACGAGTTTCAGTCTCTCTTATAGCTGGTAACTCTTCACGGTTTGCGTAATAAATTGTATTGATATTAAAATCTTCTAAAACTTCAATGTGTCCTACCATCTGACTATCTGATTTTGGAACGTCCGCACCATCACCGAAGGATATAGTACAATACGGGTACTCGTCATCCTCAATCTGATTAACGAGCTTTTTAAGGTCATCTAAAGAGGTTATTTCTGCCTGCCTAACAGTGTAACCAAGTCCCTCTAATATAGCTGTAAGTTGCGCTCTAACTGAATCAATCATGAGGTACGTTTAACCTTTCCGATAGCCATAGTGAATCTACCGCCATCTTCAACGGTTCCGAGATCAGAGGCGTTTATCTTACATGCATTATATTCTGCAAAGTAATCCTGTTTCTTTGTCTTCCACCAGTCTATTTTATCCTCTTGAATGTCATTGTATAGAGGTATAGCTTTACCCTCTTGAGCATCCCTACAGATACAATAGCCAACCCATGCTATAAGTTTACACTTAACATTGGGTGTTATTGGTGATGTAAGATCACCTTCAGCTACTCCAAACTCAGATACAAATTTTCTGTACTTGGTGTCACCTTCTTTGAGATAGTTATTTACTGGGTCATTATCATAATCTAAAAGGTTTGTTTCGTCTGGTAATACCGATATAGGGTTAAGCATTGTCCAGAATTCTTTTTCAACGAAATCACCGACACTAAGTAAGGTAGCCATAAAGTTCCTTAGTTAAATTCTTTTTATATTTATTCAATGATCCGCTTTTCATCTTATCCCAAGTGTTTTCTATCCAAGGGTCACCGGGCCATGTTACATCATGCTCGGTTTCACCGTAGTATACGTAAGAGTTATATTCAATATCTTCAGATACTATGTACCCTATCTCGTCTCTTACAAAATAATCAACCGAGCCTTCCAGAAAATGCTCATCATTTATGAACTTATGATTACTCTGTCCAACTGTCCCCTCCGCAACTTCACTAAGCATATTAAGAAATTCAGATTCGACAATATCATATATTTTATCATCGTTCCTGAACTTCTTTATCAGCGTGTTAATCTGAGAGAGATCAAATTCAAGCATTTTCTTTTTCGTCTATCGCTCTTTGAATTGATTCAATCTTTGCCTTATGGTGTACCTTGATACCCATTGACTCAGCTTTCAGTTTTAGCGATTCAAGTTCTGTGAGTTCTTCTTTAGACTCACCTATACTTTCTTCGGTAACTTCCTTTACTGTCTCTTTGATTGGCTCTGGCTCATCTGTAACGCTACCGATAGACCCATCAATCAATTCATCGACAGTTATTCCTTCGTTAGAAATTCCTTCAGCAGTAGTAATAATTAGAGCTTTTTTTAATTCTGCTATTGACTGTTTCATTTCTGCAATCTCATCCCAGATTCTTTTAAACTCAATGCCGAGGTTTCTTACACTAATTACTTTCAATTTCTTAAACATAAATTCCTTAAAAGAGGAGCCCTATCTAAATTAGGCAGGGCTCCCATAGTTTATACTTCTACGATATACCCATCAACAGCGGCCCCGGTCATTGCGGCCGAAGGTACTACTGTGAATTTAGCGTAATACTCACCAGTGATTTCAGCGGGCTTGATATAAGACCCGAGGATATCACCAGCGGCAATCGCTGTTGATCCTGAAGCGGTTGTAAGACCGATTACAGCGGATTGTACAAATGAGCCATCAATAGTAGATGATGTAAGCACGTTAACTGTAACGGTTTCAGTGTCCGCAATAGTGAATGCCGCACTTGCAATTACTTTAGCCTCAACACCACCTAAAGTTTGGTGAAATCTCACCGCGCTTGAAGTAAATGTTGCCGCTGTTACAATTGCTGTACCATCAAAGAACTTTTCATTCTCCGCATAAAGGTCTTCACCTAATTTTGTATCTGTAATTACTTTAGACATAACGCCCTCCCTAGGCTACTGTGACAACGGCTTCAGCGTTCTCTTTAAAGTTGTATGAAGAAAGCATTGGGATCTCATTCCAAAACTTAATCATATTTTGACGAGCTTCACTTTCAGGTTTGGTGTTAACTTGAGCGCCAGTGTATTCGATACCCATAGCGGTAACAACTTCTGAACCTGCCCAGATTTCAGTATTACCCGGACGAGCACGAACTGAAGTTTGAGCTTTACCCATCATAACTTCAGAAGGTAGGTTTTTGTAACCCTCTGAACCATCGTCAGAAAGATCAATGTTTACAATTGCAAATACGTTTCTTGTATTAGCTACTTGCGCACCAATGAATGATTCCATGTAGCGACCATAAACAAGATCATACTCTTGAGTAGTTGGATTGTAGATCTCATAAGTGTCACCACCTCCAACATCAGCCATTCCAAACATTTTACCGCTGTTCACTAGTTTAGGGTTATAAAGACCATTAGTCTCACCTTCACCCCATTTAATGAAAAGCATAGTATTCTGTTTGTTTGCAGTAGTACCGCCCGCATCAATCACGTTACCCGCATCAATAGCGGCCTGAATGAATGTATTATAAAGCAATGTTTGCTCTAGTTCATTCCCTGACTCTTTAAGTACTGGTGTAAATTTTTTAGCGTAATAAGCGTCTTTCCCGCCCCTCCACATATCTACAAGGTTTTTACCAGCACGAATAATACCACCGACACGAGAGATAGTAGTACTATCAAGCTCAGTCTCAGAGTTTACAACTGGTAAGGGCTCATCAACATTTACAACTTTAGCAGATGCAATGCTTGTGAGTTTTTCAAATTTATTAATGTTATCATCTGAACATGGCTCCATTGGGAGACGTTCGAGAAATGGAGATTCTTCTGTGAGAAGGTCAATCATTACCTTTTGGGTAGGTGCCTTATCGGTTGCTATATCAACTAGTGTTGAAGCCATAACTTTATCCTTTGTTATCCTCTGTAACGCCCCGCATTACGCCAAGCATTGAAGAGGGTTTAGTTTCATCCCCTGAAGGCGCTGGTGGTTCCCCGCCCGGCCCCGGGTTTTGTTCTGGTAATTGAAATTTAACGTTATCTGCAAGAAACTTTGTAACTACGTCGTCAGTCTTAGAGTCAGGGCTTGCTCTAAGCAAATCCTTTATCTTAGGCTCAGCGAATGAGTAAAGGTCTGTGTCACCCTTGTATGAATTTCTAATGTTCTCAGATAGCTCTTTATCAGCTAACTGTTCTTTTCCAACTCTAATTTCTTCCTGTGACTTATTAAAATCAGTCTTCAGGCTTTCAATCTCGGTTTTAAAAGATGCAAGGGACTTTGTTTGATCATCAGCCGATTGACCCAGCGATTCCTTCTCTTGCACAACACTATCATACTTCTCTTTCACTTTAGAGGCTATTTCTTTAAAAGGCGTATTTTCATCTAACTGAAAATTTTCTTTTATCGATTTAACACTCTCTTTCACATTTTTCAACTCATCGAATTGATCAGTAAAAGTTTTCTCTACAGATTTTCCGCCCTCTATGATAAGATCGAGCTTTTTAAGTACTTCCTTATCTTCGATTTTTGCTTTAACATCTGCAAGATGACTTAGGAGTTCTTTTATTTCCATTAAATAACCTTTATTTGATCTCACCCACTGGATAAGACAGTATAACTACTAGTTGTACATTGTTTAATATAGAATTGTGTAAAAGTGTTATTTACTTTGGATTGTTTCGCTGTGATGTTAAGTAAAAGAAACTACTATTTGGTTATATGTTATACTATATTTATATTACAACTTACAACAAAGGAAAGCGATGCCACCGAGAACGTTTTATTTAGGGGAGCAACACGAGGAAGATCTAGAGGACTTGTGTAAACATGAGATAAGAAAGCCTAGCCAGATGATACAGGTTTTGATTACTAGGGCTAAGAAGGCTATTAAAAGGGGTGATGAATGATAAGAACAAGATGCACTCCACAAGGAGCTACACAGGTAGCAATTAATACAGAAGATAGACTTATACAAATAACGCATACTGGAAACGAGATGTGTGAAGTTGAAGTTAATCTACTTCAAAGAAAAAACCCGACAATCGTTAGATTTTACTTGAACAATGATAGCTTGATTGAATTAAGGAATGGTATAGTCGAGTTTTTAGATAAATCAACTAGAGGGCCGATGCTATGATTGAGAAGATAGATGCGAGAGAGATACAGGACAAATCAAAAGAAAAAGTTGAAGGTTATACCAATGTTTACAAGAGCATAAAGCCAACACCTTACGAAACGGCCTGTATCGACAAAGTAAACGAGATAGTGGATCGATTGAATTGGGGTGACCCTAATCATGAGAAGCCCCATTTGGGATTGACTGATCAAGAAAAAAAAGATCTTCTATTTGGAAATTGGGAGAGGGAGAATGTCGAAAAAGATAAGATTGTAGCAAAGGTGGCGAAAGATGCTGAATAAAGACATAATAAAAAATCAGCAAGAGTTAAGAAATAAGCAGACTAACAAAATACTATCGGCAACGAGCCACATTCTGCAAAACCCAATGATTGGGTTATCACCAAAAGATTTCTACAAAAACACCGTTGCGGTATGCAAGGATAAAGAAGATTTCGGCGAATGCATGTCAAAGTTAAAGTCATACGGTATTGACTGCACTGGACTTAGGCCCGTTTATGATCTCGATACGCTTTATCAATTCGCTGGATCATCTGGGCTTAAGTTTATCTGTATCGGTAAATTTATGGAGAATGAGATTCTTGAACATATTCTATCATATCTTAGTGGTAGAGTTAGACCTGTAATGGTCGACAATACAGAACTCGACCTATGCAAGTCAATACTCAAAAGGTTGTTTCACAGTGAGTCACAGTTATTCGATGGCACATTATACTATTCAACTGGTGCAGGGTGGCGTACCTGCGACCACGATCAACTCAGAAAGGACGTTAAGAGCGTGATAGGTGATTATGAGTAATAAGCGAATACGTAAGAAGAGAAAGAAGAAAGTGCTTAAGCGACTCAACAGAATAAAGGCTAGTGCTTGGTTTGCAACTCAAGCAATGATGCTACTCTCAAACGCAATGAGAGGGCTTTCATCTCCAAGGTTTAGTGAGGGTACTGAATATGTGCAAAAGCCTGTACCAGATCTCAAGGAGGGTGAGCGAGTTATTCACGCCAATGAGAACAGGTTGATATGTAAAAAATGCGGTTCGTTTGATATGTTTCATTCAGGAGGTGCGGTCGGAACCAAACCTAATGATATTGAACATCAGAGAAGAGTCACGTGTAATGAATGTAAACACACTACAAGCATTGTGAACCATATCAACTTAAGCCCCACTCAGGTTGATTTAGCTATTGGCTCGTTCTCGTTTGATGATATTAAATGGCCTAAGTATGTAGAGGTAGATTCTTGTTTAGATGTTAAATGGGGTAAGGTAGACGATGAGTGAAATAGATAAAATGAGAACATTACTGTCAGATATGGCAGATTGCGCAATTCAAACGTACAATCATGAGGATTGGCTTGATGTTGAGTTTTGTGTATTCTGTGGCGGTACTGTTGATGATCATGTTGAAAAAACGGCACTAAAAGGACTTGTTGTTCATGAAAAAGATTGCTCATTTATAAAAGCGAGGGCTTTGCTCAATCAAGAGCAAAAACTACACTGTTTAGCTTCGGTGAGCTTCTACAAGCCCAACCATGACAATATAACATTCATGGATATAATGTGTGATGAGTTTCCGACAAGAGCTGATCTTGACGAGGCTATAAATGATACGATATCTTATTCACGAATTAAGAACTTTTCAATAATCAACATCACAAGATTGAGCAAAGCTGAGTATGAGGGGCTAAGAGTTAAACCTTCTTAAGTTTATCAACAATAGTATTCTTTCTCAAATCCCTCAAAGGCGTGACTTTCACCGAAGTTACGCCATGTTTTTGAAGCTCCTGATTAAACATACCGTTAAACTGCTTATTCGTGAGCCTTGGTACATCCTTGGTGGTTCTTCTTACATGCAAGGTACATGTATCTCGTGGGTGAAACACAAACTTAGGCGCACTCTCAAAGGGAATCCAACCTAACCCCTCCATTGCCTTACAGAAGTTGCAAGGATTTGAACCCGATGTAATTGATTTGATATACTTTACATTCTTATCTTGAGCGTGCCTAGCTATCTTTACGCTTGCTTGAGTGTTGATACTCTCAGTTTTAGCCAGCCTATCAGCGAATGACTTAGATTTTGATACAAGGGCATTCTCTACGGCTTGATCAACGTTCTTACCTATATCAATGGCATTCACGAGCCTTGTGTAACTCCTCTTTAACCCGGGTGTCTTGATCTTGGCAATCTGTCTCTTTGCTCTTGCAAGATCCGCTTTGCCTAGCCTCTTCCCCGCAATCTTTGTCTTTTCGAGGTCACGAATGTATTTAGGGATTTCGGGATCAAAGCCACCAGCGTTGTTTATTTGCCTTGCTGTCTTAACTATCCCCTGTCCAGCCTCTAAAGCGTCATCAAGTATAACTTTGTGACTCTTGACTATCTCGTCGTAATTGGTTCTAATCCGTTCAGATAGGGTTATATCGTCATCAAATAAAGATACCCTTGGTAGTTTACGGACATACTCAGCCTTGCTCTTTACCGCAACATTAAGTACCGCCTGATTGTAGCTCACATCGGCTATCACTTCAATAGTTTGTTCAGTAAAGTATTTGTTGAAATTGGTTGAAACCAAAGCGGACTCATAAGCTTTATCAAGTGCCTTAAATGCTTTTCTTTTGGCTGTTTCAGATAGTATGAGCGTGTTTAGTGTCGTTTTCACCTCGCTGTATAGCTCCTCAGTCTTTCGGCTTATACGGAGGGAATACAACACTAAAGCACGTTCGGTATCATCTCTATCCATCGGTTACGTCTTCATCCCCATCATTACCACCGCCATTGATTTTATTAGTCCTATTCTTAAACGCTTCTTCGAATGCTTCTTTGAGTTTATCGGAAAAGTCTGGGTCATCCCCGTATACTTCGCCCGCTGTATTATTATAAATAAGCTTTTCAGCTTCAGTACCTTGCAATCCAAAGGTTTCAATAAACATTGCGGCATTCTCAATTATAACATCAGGGGTAAGAGAGCTAAAGTCAGTTGAATAATTGATTATAACATCCTCAGACGCTTTTACATAGTTCGCCTGAATTACTTCAAAGATCCATTTCTCAATCTGTGAGGCTTTTTTAGCTGTAGACTGCCAATACTGTATAATCTTACGCCCAGCCTCTTTGCGAGCCTCACCGCTTGAATTATCACTAATCTGAGTGTAAGAGTCCATCTGCTTTCTAATACTGTTTAGTATGGCCTGATACTTTGCTTCCTGCACATCGAAATGACCTGTTTCAACCGCCATTCTTCCCGGTGCATTTAACCCTTCAGCGTAACCAAGTACATTATTATCACCAATTTGCGCCACTTCTGGCGCATCACCGCTCTTTGTCTGATAAGTTACAGGGCTAAAGCATACATTCGCCATGCCTTTAATGGTCATATTGTCAAGATTAAAGGCTGTTTGTAGTTGCTTAGAAATTGAGTTGTACTTTGCGGGCGGTGCCTCGGTTATCTCGATCGGTATAGCTGTTTCGATCATTTTAACGGGGTACATGTTGACTCTAAAGGCTTTGTCATTGTCTGGATGTAGGTTTTTCGCATAGTCTAAATCTGTAGAGAATCCAGCGTTATCAATTGCAGGCCCTTGGAGCTTATAATAATAACCCTCTCCCTTCAATCCCTTTTCCCATACATTGTAAATGTTGTAAGTTATCCCGCCGCTATTTCTCTGTCCCGTTTGATAAGCTAACAGTACTAAATCCCCGTTCTGATCCTTATAGTAGCCTGAGCACTTAAGAGGGGTTACAGCGATCGCATAAGGCAAAATAGACATATCATTATTGTCTCTGATAGTGCCATTTGGTGAGGTTACAACCTCGAAAACTGTAGTGTTGAGTTCAGCAAGACTCATTAAGTCATTCATATGCGCTGAGAGATCGTCACCAGCTTTATTTGCTTTATTGCTAAATGCGGCCAATCTTTTACTCTTTATGGTTCGGCTTATGTTCTTTGCGAATACTGGCTTAGTCTTATAATCTACCTCAGGTTGCCAGATGTTATCATAGCTTGAATACTCTTGTCGGGCTATATAGTCGTCTGAATCCTCAGCCGGAAATGCTGTTAAATAAGATCCATCTTCAAATCCACCGATACCGTAATAAGCGTTATTAATGCGCTTATATAGGTTTTGATCGAAGTTATTAAGCGTTATTGTGCCGTGATTTAATGTCTTTATTGATGTAAGCTGAAAAGCTGAAACAATCTGTTCACTCATATTCTAATTCCCTTAACCCTTGTGTGAGTTATTTTCTTTTCTGGTTCTATTTCAAATACTTCACGCATCATGAACATATCCATAAAGTCAGGGCTATTGCCGAGTATAGCTTTCTGCTCTTCTTTAGGTAATATACATAATTTACCGTCACTATTAGGTTTATCCCTACGTATTACACGCATTTCCCGCATAAAGTGCTGTCTTATTGTCTTGTTTTTGACGATCTTATTTGCTACGAGTGGTGATATATATATGCATCCATCATTAACCCTATCGGCTGATTTGTTGAAGCATTGAGCTTTTAAATTCTGGAAGTTCTCACCATTTATAGCCCTCGCATTGTTCACAAATGAATAAGCATTCTTCAAAAATCCTGAAATAAACTGACCAATACCATCGTTATCATAGGCAATATTGCTTTGAGGTACATGGTATTTACTCGCCATATCGACAAATACTTGAATTATCTCATCGCCCTCTGATTTCTCCATTACCGTTATATCTTCAAGCCTGAAACCATCCCAGAACCCGACGATAAATAAATCTGATCCTTTGCCCGCAATATCCCCTGTTAGATACCTTTTGCCTCCAAGTGTATCAAAGTCATTGGTAAAGCAGTCTTTAAACTTTGCATACTCGTAAAGTTCGTGACCGTCAAGCCTTACCTTCCAGTTACCCTCTAACAGCATCGCCCTTTCTGCCTCTGATTGAGATATCAGATTACCTAAATAAGCGGGGTTAACCTTTAAAAGCTCCTCATTGCCGTATATATCGCCATGAATAAAAGTGAGCGACTTAATGAAGTCTTCAGGTCGCACGATAGAGGATTTCTTCATGTACTTGTGCAATACAGCCTCGGCACTCTTTACAACTTCGGCTACAGTATCACCCCAAAAGTACTCTTCACCGTTTCGCATGAAGTAACGTAAAGTCCCGTCTCTCTCTGCTATCGGGTATCCCGTATCCTGATCTATCCACCAAGATATAAACTCAGCTACCCACGAGTCAGGGTCAGGGTTACAAGTGGCTCTCATGTATGGCTTAACGCCACAAGTTGACCTATTTCGGGTGAGTAAGTAAAAGAACATGTAAGCGGAAAAGTGTGTGAGCTCATCCCATTTGATAAGCGGAACCTGTGTCCCCTGCCAATCAAGAACGTTCTTTTCATACTCTAAATGACGAAAAGCGGCCTTTGCACCGGATTCAAACACCCATTGTAATGATGATTCTTTTGGGTTCGCCCCTACGTGACTATAAAGCTGTAGTGAGGTATCCCATAAACCGCCCTCCCCCCTGATTTGCGGAGATGTACGCCTGAATGTAACTGATCCGAAATTAGGGTTCTGGTAGTGCCTTAAATCCTCTAACAACAAGGCGTAAGTCTTGCCAGCGCCCGCACTTCCTCCACCTATTGCAATATCTGCACTAGTTGATAAGAATTTCTCTTGAAAGCCTTTTTGTGGTCTAATTATCACGATTGTTATCAGGCAAGTAGAATTGAACTGCCTCTATTTTATCACCTTTGGATGTAATGTCGAATTTCTCAGGATCATTATACCCTAGCATCTTAGATATAGAATCCAATGCTTTTAATTCATCTTTAGGGTCTGAATCTATCGCCTGATTGAACGCTATGTCTTTGTAAGCATTCAGGATTTTGAGCCTAGATACCTTTGCTATTTTCTCTATATCAGCCTGTAATCCTCTGATATAATCCTTAATTAAAGGTTTTTGCAAGTTTTCTGTCGCTATTGAACCCGCTGTCTTTTCTGAATATCCGGCTCTTCTTGCGGAATCTGAAGCGTTCCATTCTTCTATATAATACTCACAGAAAAGCTTTTGCTTTTGCGTAAGCTCCTTTACTGCGTCACTCATAATCTACCTACTAGATAAACCAGCTAACTCACTGAATTAGCTCTTAATGTAAATATAGCTTAATATGAGCTTTAAAAGCCTATTATCTCACCCACCTATGCCAACGGTCACCAATCTTTACATCTAAAGTGTCGCTATAATAAACAAACCCCATTTTTTTAGCAAATGATGGTGATCTAAGGTAACCATTGAAAGCCCCTTCTTTACTTACGAATACTTCAAAAGAAGTTACCTCTATGTCATCGTATCGGTAAATATCATCATATTTCCAGGCGCCCCTAATGTCGTTCGGATCTTCTGGTCTCGGTTCGGTTATGCACACCACCATGAGTAGTGATAGTATTAATAAGTATTTCATTTAATCCTCTTTTTGTACTTTGCTTTATGTAATACATTGCAGATAACCCAAAACAAAGGAAAACATATCCCTGAGATGTGAACAATAAAAAGCACACAAGCCTCAAGGAAGTCCTTTAGCGATTTCGGTAATTCTCCCATTCGTTGAAGCCATAACCTAAATATCTCTTTATTATTCACCCTTTCCCCTCCTGTTCGTCCGTGTTGGGCCAGATTAGTTTTATTCCGCATTTACTACATTTGTCAATACCTGTTTCGGATAAGTCACACCCACATTTACGCTCTATGGTACCATTACACGTTCCGTACCTTCTGCCTTTAAATGTGTCGTAAACCGTGACCTCCCTCCCCTCTTCTGCCTCATTAAGGAGGGCTTTTAGAAGTTTTCTTAATTCGGTTAATTGACATTCTACATCATCAATGTGATGATGCTTTAGGTTGGCAATAGCTTCATCACACAACTCTATAGCGAGTTTACGAGTCACCGCCCCACCTTGTTTATTGCTCATCGTCTTCTCCTGCTTTTAAGTGATTGTTTGTCGATGAGTTTAACCAATACTCAATTTTCATTGATAACATCGCACCTATACTTGTCCCAGTAGTCGCACCCAAAACAAAAGGTATTATGTTAGACATATCAGAAATATCCTTTACTATTGATTGAAGAGTAAGGTAATATAAAGAATATCTAGCGCAAGAAATCATTGCTTGATAAATTCTACTATTTCTG